CGACAGAGAACGACAAAGAACTGACGGCGTTCGTCGTAGATCACTGTGATCGGTGGCGCGACTACCGAAACACCAACTTTCTAGACTCTTGGCTGGAATACGAGCGCATCTTCCGTGGCGAGTGGGCTGCTGAAGACAAGGTTCGTGACTCCGAGCGTTCCCGCATCGTCACTCCCGCTACCCAACAAGCCGTCGAAACCCGCCATGCCGAGATCATGGAGGCGATTTTTGGCCAGGGCGAGTTCTTTGACATCCAAGATGATCTCAGGGATGTAAACGGCAATCCTCTCGATGTGTCTATCCTCAAGGCACAGTTGATGGAGGACTTCAAACAAGACAAGATCCGTAAGTCTATCGACCAGATTGAGTTGATGGCCGAGATCTACGGCACTGGCATTGGCGAGATCATCGTCAAGACGGAGAAAGTCTTTGAGCCAGCAACCCAGCCAATCCCTGGTCAGCCTGGACAAGCCGCCATTGGTGTGATTGAAAAGCCCCGTGTGGCTGTCAAACTCAACCCGATCAACCCTAAAAACTTCCTGTTCGACCCCAACGGTACGTCTATTGACGACTGCATGGGCGTGGCTATCGAAAAGTACGTCTCGATTCACAAAGTCGTTGAGGGCATCGAAAAGGGCATCTACAAGAAGGTCAACATCGGGACTACCTACGAGGATTCAGACCTTGAACCGACCCAAGAGCCTAGCCAGTACCAAGATGAGAAGGTTCTACTGCTGACCTACTATGGTCTTGTGCCGCGTGAATACCTTCAGGAGAAGGACACCGAGACGGTTGTGCTGTTCCCTGACGACTCTGTGGCTGAAGACTACACGGATATGGTCGAGGCCATCGTTGTTATCGCTAACGGCTCGATGCTTCTGAAGGCAGAGGAGAATCCGTACATGATGAAGGATCGTCCGGTTATCGCTTACCAGGACGATACCGTGCCGAACCGCTTGCTTGGCCGTGGGACTGTTGAGAAGTCCTACAACATGCAGAAGGCTATCGATGCCCAGATCCGTTCGCACCTAGATTCTTTGGCGTTGACAACCGCCCCGATGATGGGTATGGACGCTACGCGCCTGCCAAGGGGTGCAAGATTTGAGGTTAAGCCGGGTAAGGCGTTCATGGTAAACGGCAACCCTGCCGAGATCCTGTATCCATTCAAGTTTGGCCAGACCAGCCCTGATAACCTCAGTACAGCGCAGGCCTTTGAGCGCATGTTGCTGCAAGCAACGGGTACTCTGGACAGCCAAGGCATGGTCACGAACGGTGCGCGTGACGGGCAAGCAATGTCCACCGCCGTTGCAACGATCATCAAGAAGTACAAGCGCACTCTGGTGAACTTCCAAGAGGATTTCTTGATCCCGTTTATCCAGAAGGCAGCTTTTAGGTACATGCAGTTCGATCCTGAGCGGTATCCGAGCGTGGATATGAAGTTCATCCCGACTGCTACCCTGGGCATCATCGCCCGAGAGTACGAGCAGCAGCAATTTATCGGTCTGCTGCAGACTCTTGGCCCGAATACGCCAGTTCTTCCGCTGATTTTGAAGGGCATCCTGAACAACTCCAGCCTGTCGAACAGGTATGAGTTGATTGCAGCCCTTGATCAGATGTCGCAGCCCGATCCAGAAGCCCAGCAAATGGCTATGGCAGCGCGGCAGTTGGAGTTGCAGGCGGCTCAGGCTCAGATCGCTGACAAAACGACCCAGGCCGAGAAGAATCGTGCTGAAGCGCAGAAATTGCTCACTGAAGCGCAACTCATGCCGCAAGAAGTACAGGCCAAAGTCATCGCTTCGACTACTACGAACCTGCCGCAAGGTCAAGAGGCTAGCGAGTTTGACAAGCGGGTTAAGATTGCTGAGTTGATGCTCAAAGAGGCAGACATCAAGAACAAAACCAAGATTGTTGAGCTACAGATGTCTGATAAGTTATCAGCAGCCGCAAAAACAGAAGATGATTTCCTTGATCGTCTGACCGAAGGTCTGCGAAATGCCTAATGTCAAAGATCTAATCAAGAAGATAGAGTCTGGTGACATCTCCTATGAGGAGAAGTTGGCTGCTTTGTCTCAAGTTGAAACGACCCTCAAAGATCTGAAAGAGAAAAAAGATGAGAAGGTACGTTTCAATGTTCAACTAATCATTGATGAGATCAAAAACATAAAGAGCGAAGTCCTGCGACAGCTTGATTACGCTAAATCTATCGTTCCTGAGCGCGGTCCTAAAGGCGATGCTGGTGAGCGAGGGAAAGATGGGCTTCCTGGACGAGATGGTCAGAATGGCCGAGATGGCAAAGATGGGAAAGATGGCAAAGACGGTCAGGATGGCGTATCTGTAACAGATGCCAAGATTGACTTTGATGGCAGTCTAGTGATTACCTTGTCAACTGGTCGAGAGATCAATGTTGGTGAGGTTGTTAGCTCAGAACTTGCTGAAAAGATTAAAGTCACGATGTCTACGAATGCGTCTATAAGCATTCAAGACGAAGGCACAACGCTAACAAGCGGCGTTCGTAATATTAATTTTGTTGGCGCTACTGTAACAACATCAAACTCTGGTGATGAAGTAACGGTAAATGTATCCGCAGGAACTGGATCGGTTACATCTGTCGATGTTTCTGGTGGCACTACTGGATTGACAACAAGTGGGGGTCCAGTACAAACAAGCGGTGTTATTACACTAGGTGGAACACTTGCCGTTGCCAATGGAGGCACTGGAGCAACAACTGATTCTGGCGCAAGAACAAATTTGGGATTAGGTACTGCCGCAACAATGACAGGTCCATCTGGGACTATTGTCGGGACGACAGATACACAAACTCTGACAAACAAGCGTATTAACCCACGAGTTACAACTCCTGGCGCAACTTCTGGTTCGTTTACGCCAAATGGCGATACAAGTGATGTCTTTGATTGTTTTGGTTTAACTGGTGCAATCACATTCAATGCGCCAAGTGGCACACCTGTAAACGGTCAGAGACTTATCATTAGAATTGAAGACAATGGGTCTTCTAGAGGCATCACTTGGACAACAACCAGTGGAGCTTATCGAGCGGTAGGTGTTACATTGCCTACAACCACCACGGCATCTAAGATTACATATGTGGGCTGTATTTATAACAGTTCAGATATTTTCTGGGATGCAATTGCTGTAGTTACACAGGCATAAAAATGATCAAAATAGACTTTGAATTTGATACGCCACATGGCATTTTTCGTGATGCGTTGCATTTGCCAGATGATCACACCATGTCAGAATCAGAAATTCAGGCCATGAAGCAGCAACGGGTTGATAACTGGATTGCCATCGTTACTGCCCCGCCTGTTGAAACTCCGCAGGAGTAAGCATGGCCGACAGGTACTGGGTTGGTGGCACTGGCACTTGGAACACCACCAGCACAACTAACTGGTCCGCGTCCTCCGGCGGACCCAATGGTGCGTCTGTCCCTACCGTAGCGGATAGCGTCTTCTTTGACCAAGCGGGAACCTACACTGTCACCATGACGGGCGCTTTGGCCTGTCTGGACATCACGGTGTCGGCAGGCACTGTTACGTTCGCCTCATCTGGAACTTTAAATATTCGCGGCTCCATGACCCTGTTGGCGGGTACAGTGTGGAGTGCTTTTGGGGCAATTACTTTTAGTTCCACTACTACTGGTAGAACAATAACAACAAACGGCACAGTATTTAACTGTGACATGACATTTAATGTTGCCGCAGGAGGTTGGACTCTTGGTAGCGCATTAACACTTCTTAACACAAACTTAAATATATTAGGTGGTAATTTTTCTTCTGGCAATTACAACATTTCTTGCAGCCAATTATTCTTAAGTTCAGCTATTGCTAGAACCGTATCGCTTGGGTCCAGCGTTGTCACAATTACCGTTAATTCTCAATTTGCTTTTTCTGCCTTACCAACTACCAATTTGACGTTTAATGCAGGCACCAGCCAGATCAACTTGTCTGGTTCAACGTCCGGCATTTCTTCCGGAGGGCTAACTTTTTACAACGCCTCCTTTACGTCAACCACGGCTGGTACAAAAACAATCACCGGCACTAACACGTTTAATAACCTGTCCGTTACCGGGCCAGCATCTGCTGGTGTAGTTGCCGTCACCTTCGACTCCCAGCAAACCATCAACGGCACTCTGTCCACCACAGGCACAGCAGGCAACAGGCGCGTATTCTTTGCATCAGCCACTTACGGCATCTCTGTTGATCTGGTGGTCAATGCCACCCCAAGCCTGACAGACGCAGACTTCCGTGGCCTGTACGTCCGTGGCACATCAGCCCCAATTAGCGGAACACGCATCGGCAATCGCGGTGAGTGCAGGGGCATCACGTTCAGTACGCCTAAGACGGTGTATTGGAACCTTTCCGGGACGCAAAACTGGAGTGCAAACGGTTGGGCAACAACTTCCACCGGAACGCCATCAACGGACAACTTTCCGCTGCCGCAGGATACGGCTACGTTTACCAATGCTGGCGCGGCTTCAACCGTCAACTTTGACTCCGCAATCGCATATGTTCCAACAGTAGATTTGTCAGGTCGGACCACCTCAATAACGCTTAACATGACAGCCGGTAACACGGTCTATGGTAGCTGGACCAACGGTTCAGGGGTGAATTTCTCCGGAGCAAACCCACTCACTTTCTCCGGCGGCACAATCCAAACCGTTACCAGCGCAGGCAAAACATTTCCCACCACCTTCGCCATCGACACCTACGGCGGCACAGTACAGCTTGCTGATGCTTTAAACCTTGGATCGTCCGCAGTGGTTGTGACAAATGGAACGTTTACTACGGCAGGCTATAACGTCACCGCACAAAGTCTAAATTCCACTAACTCAAACGTAAGAACTATTAACTTGGGGTCAAGCACAATAACCCTTGCGCTCGGCGGTTTTGATTTTAACATTTTTACAAATCTTACATTTAATTCTGGGACATCACAGATTAATGTAACGGGAACAGGAACTACAGCAAATGGCGGTGGTTTAACTTTTTACAATTTATCTTACACTTCTACTCAAGTACATACACTCTCACTTAATGGGCGTCTTACATTTAATAACTTGACATTTACCGCTCCGGGGGTAAATGGGGTAAGTGCATTTGCATTTGACAACAACCCAACCATCAACGGCACACTGACCTGTGCTGGCGCATCAGCAGTACAACGCATATTCCTGCGCTCCAGCACCATCGGCACTCCGCGCACCCTGACAGTTAACGCCATCTCTGCCACTGACTGCGACTTCCGCGACATTAACCTTGCTGGTGCAGCATCGGGCGCATCGCCCACACGCGCAGGTAACTGCGGCGGCAACACAGGTATCACATTCCCTGCTGCCAAGACGGTTTATTGGAACCTTGCAGGCGCTCAAAACTGGAGTGCTACTGCTTGGGCTACTGGATCAAGTGGAACCCCGGCAATAAACAATTTCCCGCTCGCTCAAGATACTGCGGTGTTTGACAATGCGGGTTCTGTTGGCACTGTAACCATTAACACCAACTGGAACATTGGTACTTTTGATGCGTCATTGCGTACAAGTGCAATGACGCTGACGACCAGCACAAACGCCCCTGTTGTTTACGGCGACTGGAAGTTTGGCACCGGCGTTACGTCATCCAGCACAACGGGGACAATCACTTTTTCCAAGAATGGCACACAGACCATCACCAGTAACGGCGTTCAGTTTGGCTGCCCTATAACCATCAACCACCCTCTTGCAAACGTCCAACTTGCCGATGCGCTGTCTTTGGGGGCAACAAGAACCCTGACCCTTACCACAGGGACATTTGACGCTGTTACCTACAACGTGACAATAGGAACTTTTTCAAACGGTTCTGCTAATAACACCTTAAAAATGGGGTCAGGTACATGGACACTGTCTGGTACCGGGACGGTTTGGAGCATGGGTACGTTGCAGCCCATAGTTGGTACTTCCACAATTGTTCTTTCTGACACTTCTACAACGGCACGAACATTTGCAGGTGGCGGCTACTATTACAACAAACTCACCATTGGCGGAACGACAGGCACATCTACGCTGGCTATCACGAGCGGCAACACATTTGGTGAACTGGCTTCTACCAAGACGGTAGCCCATACCATAACATTCACGTCCGGCGCCACGACAACAATCGGTAAATGGGCTGTCACCGGCACTGTTGGAAACGTAGTCACCGTCACCTCAAGCACCGCAGGCACAGCCTTCACTCTATCAATTGCAGGCCCAGCCAACAGCGGCATTGACTACCTGTCTGTTCGGGACTGCACCGTGTTGACAACAAGCCCCGGCGAGTTTTACGTCGGTGCAAACAGCACAAACGTATCGGGCAACACCCGTGTTATTTTCACCGCCACTCCTGCGGCGCGTACTCTTTATTGGGTCGGTGGTACGGGAAATTGGTCATCTACGACCAAGTGGTCAACATCCTCTGGTGGCGGTTCAGGAGCGGCCATCCCTACATCACTTGATGCGGTCAACTTTGACGCAGCCTCTAACGCCACAGCCTACACAGCCACAATTGACGCTGGTGTAACGCTTGCCCGATGTGCCTCGTTCACAATGGCTGGCCCGTTAGTTGGCAACGTGACCTTTGCTGGCTCGGTGGGTATTGCTTTCCACGGCAACGTGAGTTTTGCTGCTACGGGCATCACCCGGACGTACACAGGCGCAATGAACTGGGCAGGCAACAGTAGCTACACGTTTACGACTAATGGGTTGGGGTTAAGCTCACTAACAAACATTACAGGCATTAACGCAACTTGGACATTGGGGAGCGCCGTTAGCGTAGGGTTTTCTGTTGATATTCAACTTATTTACGGAACATTTGACACATCTTCGGTTGGCAATTACAGCCTAACTTGCGGAAACTTTTTTTCTAACTATGGCAGTGTACGAACAATAAATTTAAATGCATCAACGGTTAATTTTAGTGGCAATTTAACTTTTACCAACTCAACAAATTTAACTTTAAATACCGGAACATCTCAGTTAAACGCATCTGCCCCTTCTTTGACATTTGCTGGTGGTAGTCAAACTTTTAACAACGTCAGTTTTACCAGCGCAGCCGCAACCGGCATCACCATCACCGGCGCAAACACGTTCAACACACTGTCGTTTGCTGGTCGCACATCTGTCGGCATCGCATCTGTCACATTCAGCGCCGACCAAACCATCACCACCCTGACGCTCAACGCCGGAACAGCCGCTGCCTTCCGCACGTTCTTAGCATCTAACACGATTGGCACAACCAGAACACTGACGGTTGGCACTCTGACCGCTGGCGCTGCTGACATTGACTTCCGTGACATCACCATTGCTGGTGCTGCTGCTCCGATCTCAGGCACTCGGTTTGGGGATGCCAAAGGCAATAGCGGGATTACGTTTGATGCGGCGAAGACGGTTTACTACCGACAGACAGGTTCGGCAAACTGGGGTGCAACAGGATCGGGATCATGGTCTGACACATCTGGCTCGGCTTTAGATGCAACTAAGTTTCCACTTGCCCAAGATACAGCCATTTTCCCCGCTGCAACGTATCCAGCATCCGGATCAACAACCACAATCAACGCCAACTACAACATTGGCACGATTGATATGTCGCTGCGTACCGGCAACACAATGACGCTGGCAACGGGTACGACAACACCTCAAATCTACGGCAACTGGATTAACGGGACAGGGACGACGCTGTCGGGTACGGGGACGATGACGTTTGCAGGGCGGGGTAGTCAGACGATTACGAGTGCTGGCGGGACTTTTACGCAGCCGATTCGTATTGAAACGCCAAGTGGGGCAGTAACATTACAAGACTCCTTCGTTACAAGTTCCACTGGAAATGCGCTGTTTCTTGCTTTTGGGACAATTGATCTAGCAGGGTACAGCACCACATTTACTAGCACAGGGAATATAACCTTGGGCAGTGCATCTAACACTAGAGTGTTTGCATTTGGGTCAGCTACGGTAACGATAGCGGCAGCATCTTTTCCTTGGACGCAACTAAATACCACCAACCTCACCGTCACCGGCACAGGCACAATCAGTTTAACTAGCGCATCTGCCAAAACATTTGCAGGCGGCGGCATATCCTACACCAACATTACTCTTGACCAAGGCGGTGCTGGTGCGTTGACCATAACTGGCAACAACACTTTTAAGACCATCACCAACACCTACAGCGCAACAGGTGCAACGTCTATTGCGTTGGGCGCGACAACCCAGACCCTGACAGACCCTTGGACGGCAACAGGCGAAGCAACACGGGTTCTAACGGTAAGCGGCACATCTGCCGCATCTCCCGGTACTTTGATCTTCAGCGGCGCTGGTACAGCAGCCAATGTGGACTACCTGACCGTCTCAAACGTCCGTGCTTACCCTTTGGTCGATGACTGGTATGCGGGAGCTAACTCAAACAACAGCGGGTCACTGGGCTGGTATTTTGAAAATGAACCAATCCCGCCATCTGTTGCTGCTGGCAACTTCCTAATTTTCTTCAATTGAGGATTGAGAAATGGAAACGACTGAAATTGATCCAATTAAGTATGGTGTTCTGTGGGAGCGCGTACAGAACATGGATAAAAAAATTGACAAGATGGAAGGTCAGATCGAGGAACTGCTAGCCCTGGCAAATAAGGGCAAAGGCGGTTTCTGGATGGGAATGACTATTGCCAGTTCATTCGGTGCTGCTGTAGCATGGATAGCAGGACACTTTAAAGGCGGCTGAAATGATTGATCCCATAACCGCACTCGC